CTGTCAAACGGCTGATGTTCGAGTTGATAGGCATTATCGGAAACAGCGACACGACAAGTGAAAACTATTCTCCGGCAATTGCAAGTGAAGGAAATGACGGGTACTCGATCAGCTATGCAAGCACTGGTTTTCTGTCGCCGGACGCGGCTGACATGAAGGTGAACTCGCTGATTGATGAATATCTGCAATTTGAGAAAGCACAGAATGGACAGTTTCTGCTGTCCTGCGGGTTAGGAACGTTGCGATGAGCCATTATCGGGGACTGATGTGGAACGATCAAATCACTGTGTATCACAAATCCGAGCAGGAAGATGCACAGGGACGGCCACGGACTGTCTACAGCCGAAATGTGTACAGTGATTGTTTCTTTAACAGAGTGCAGACGATTTCCGTGTCTGGAAATTCCTTTGTGGCGAGCGAGCGGTATGTCGTCAGAATTCCGGCAGAGCAGTCCGCGATAGTAAGCCCTGAAGACCTGATTGTAAAAGGCGAAGTATTTGATGAGGTGTCGAACGGAAACCGATTATCAGAAATTAAAGTAAAGTACAGAGGGATGTGTTTCACGGTGGAAGGTGTATCAGATGATACAAAGTTGACCGAGACGGCACATCTGAAAGTGACTGGTGCGTAATGCCTTTAGAAAAGAATTTCGATAAGGACAAAATTGTAAGTGCGGTTCAAGAAGATGATGAACTTGGAATGTATGCCGCAGAGGCACTGAGGAAGCTGGTAGAGCCCTTTGTTCCGTATAATACAGGAAGGCTGTGTCATGATGTGACGATCAAACCTTTCGAGATTCACTACAATGCTCCCTATGCCGAAACCGTTTACAATGACTTGAAGCGTAATTTCAGAAAAGATAAGCATCCGTTGGCCACTGCGAATTGGGTTGAAGTGGCAATGCCGACCATCAGGGATTATCTGGCACAGGATATTCAGGAGTTTATAAACAGGAAGGGACTCAATGTCTGATAACAAGCATGATGCCATTATGGATTGGCTGTGGCAGAATGAGGATGTAAAGCGGCTGTATTTCAACTTTTCTGATACGCAGACAGGGAACATTGTGGTTGCCACAAACAGCGGAAACTATGTCATGAAGCGGTATCTGGATGGAAGCTCAATGCGAGCGTATGATTTTGCGATGATCCAGTACAAACCACTGAATACGGTAGATGTGAACAGCACGGAGAACGCTGAGACAATGTTTGATGCGGAACAGTTGATGGAATGGGTCGATGAGCAGGAGCAAAAACGCAACTATCCAAGGTTCGAGAATTGTACAATAACGAAAGTTGAGAACCTTCATAACATGCCTCAGATATCTGGAATAGATGACACGGTGGCGAAGTATCTGTTTAGTTGTCGGGTGACGTATCTGCAAAAGCCGAAGAGAACGGTCTGACGCAAAACATGATATAATAACAATAGATAAAAAAACTGGCAAAGTAAGACCCTAAGAAGGCGATTTGTGAAAAACGAGTCGCCTTCTTTTTGTTAAACCAGAAAAGGAGAGAAAAGATTATGGCTTTAATGACACGAAGTGCAATTGCTGACTTTCTGAATGTCGGCACAAAGGCAAACCCTGTCTGGGCACTGTGCGGTACGGGTTTCAACTCCCTTGACGAAAGCCCGAACGCACAGGTTGACAGTAAGGTTTATATCCATGAAGATGAAGCGCATCCGAGCATTACCCGTTACGAACGTTCTTTCAGCTTTGATACAGATGTTTGGAACGAACAGGCGGCTATCAATAAGATTTACAGCATCGGGCGCAACGGTCTGACTGGGAACAAGGCGATTGTCCAGTACCTGAGGACTGACTTCAAAGTGGAAGTTGACGGTACGCCGATTACTACGACCGTTCCAGCTCGTCTTTTTAACTGTGCGGTGGAAGTTTCAGATATTCAGGGCGGTGGCGGTGAGACACTCACCATGTCCGGCAATCTGAATGTTCAGGGCTCTTTCACGGACGGGACTTTCAACCTTTCCACAAAGGAATTCACCGCTGGTGGTACGATTTCCCCGACCTCCCTCGCTACCCTGACACTGACACTTGCGGAAGGGACTGCTGAAGGCGATGTCAAAGTGACGGTTTCCCCGGCTCTGACAGAAGGCAACGCTTATGTCTACAAGACTGGTGATTCCGCTCCGACACTTCCGGCGTACAACGACCTGTTGGATGAAGATTCCGGGTGGACAGTCTGGGATGGTACAAGCGATATCACCCTCGCGGCTAACAAGTATATTGCGGTTGTGGAAGTTTCTGCTTACGACTATGCTAAGAAGGGCGGAACGAAACAGAACGGAGCTGGTAACTAATCTTACCAACCTGAGGAGAGAGAAAAGACGGGAATAAACACCCCGTCTTTTTTTTATTCATATGATATAATGAAATTGTTGAGACCCTAAGAAGGCAGTTTATTTAATCTGTCTTCTTTTTTATTTAAACGGAGGAACGCGAATGATTGATTTAAGTTATGAACCCAAAGAAATCATTGTAAGGATTGATGGGGAAGAGTACAAAGTTGCCGAACGGACTGCTGAGGTTGATAGAAAGCTACAGAATCACAACGACAACCTTGACACCATGACAAGCTATGAGGCAAGCCTGAACCTGTGCAAGATTCTGCTTGGCGATGATGCTGTGAAGAAGATTTTCCCGAAAGGCGAGAGGGAGAACCTGAACAGGATGTATTATATTGCCAAAGCAGTAGACAATGCTTACCAGACAGAATATCAGGAGATGAGGGATAAGGAATACGAAGAGACCCTTGCCAAGATGGACAAGCTTGCCGAACGTTCCCGGCCCGTCATTGAGATGATTGACAGGACAAACGCACGGCGGCGCGGACGCTAAATGCTAAAGACAATCCTTGCGGACAGTATGCCTACGGCCATAACGGTCAATGGCGTACTGTTTGAGTTAAACACCGACTACAGGACATGGCTGAAAGTCGGTGTTTTGATGGATAAGCTGAATGTAGCAGAGAATGCAAATGCTGTGTTCTTTGAGATATGCGAACTTGCGATCAGGAAATACCCTGAGAATGGCTATGTCATCGGAGACGAATTACTGGCTGGCCTATTAGAGTTTTACAAAGGATTTCCTTCTGTAGATAACGAGAAGAATGAGAAATCCAAGGAGAACTCAAAAAAGAAAGAAGCGGCGTTTGACTTCCAGTATGACGCAGAGTACATTTACTGTTCCTTTGCCTCATTTTACGGGATCAGGCTTCAGACGGTAAAGCAGATGCACTGGTGGGAATTTCTGACACTGTTCCGTGGCCTGATGATGAGCGACCAGACTTCGGTAAACTTCGTAGTCGGCACAAGACAGCAAAAAATAACACCGAAGATGCCGAAAGAAGAGAAGGCCCGGCTACAAAAGCTGAAACTGCAATTTGCGTTGCCGAAGGATGAGAACACCCGTCAAGCTGAGAAGAATATGGCTAACATGCTGATGGGCAAGAAAGAATGAAACAATATTGATATGATATAATAAAAACAGAGAGAAAAGACCCTAAGAAGGCAGTGTGATAACTGCCTTCTTTTCTTTTAAGTCAATTCAATGGGAGAAGAGGCAACATGGCGCAGAATGTAATTATTGACATTAATGCGAGTACAAAACAGTTTGAGGGCGCATTAGATGACTTGACGCACAAGGTCAAATCTGCCGCTTCTGATATGGATAAGGCGTTTTCTTTCAGCAGTAATGCAGAAAAATCCATAAAGAATACATCCAGTGCAGTAGGAGAACTTCATAACGCCCTGAAAAATATCGGCATGGTAGCCGCAGGGAATATGATTGCTGACGGGTTTGAAAAAGCCATTGGCAAAATCAGACAGGTCGGTAACGAGATATATGCTACCACTGCTCGGATGCAATCTCTTGAAATGGGGATGAAGAGCCTTGTAACGTCAGACTTGATGAAGACGAAGCAGGTAAAAGATTACGCTGAAGCAATGAGCAAAGCTGAAGGCGAAACTCAGAAGCTCATGGACTGGTTTAAAGAACTGTCCCTGAAATCTCCATATGAACTGATGGAAGTCATGGAGTCCTTCAAGCAGAATGCTAACATGGGGCAGACCATTTCTACCGCTAAGAAGACCACAGAGGCGATTCTTGCGTTAGGGGCAGGGCTCGGTATGGGGCAAGCTGAAATGAAGCGGTTCTCTGCGGCGTTAGCACAAACCGGGGCTACTGGCCGAATCACGGCGATGGACTTAAGACAGTTCGCGAACAACGGCTTCGGCATGGATAAGATGAACCAGATTTTCGGTATACTCTCCGAAAAATACAACATTGTAATTAAGGACAACAATGATTTCAATAAGGCCGTTGCTGAAGGAAAAATCACAACGGATGCATTCTTTGATGCCCTGAATAAATTTGCATTG